AAGCGCTGCTCGAGCGGCTGCAATATCAGTTACGGATGCGCTAGAAAAGGCCGCGCTCTCAACAAGGCTAACCTCTTTGAGGACCGCAGCCGTTACTAACAGGTAATCACCCATAGGCTTAGAGGCAGTTACATCCACCCCTACGGATAAGCCACTTACTAGGTTTTCCTGAGCTAGTACTAACGCATCCTGTCCCCGGGTGCTGTTAGATAACTTAAAGGATCCGTAAATACCATCCGGACCAGTTCCCTCGCTAAATGAAATAGCGCGACCTACCGGCTTATCTTGTTGATGCTGCATAAGTAATTTAATCTTAGATGCCTCAGCATAAGTAATAGATCCGCGCTCAAACATTACGGGCCCTGCACTTGTAAAACCAATTTCGCCGTATGGTGCAACAAGTCCCGAGATTACTCGACGCTCTGTATCTGCAGCTTGTATTTCCTGATTAAACGTTAGTAGCACTTGCATCTCCTAGCGGTGTGAGTTGTTCCATCTGACGAGCTTGATTTACGTCAATTAGATTGAGGTTTAGCATCTTTTCAATAATGTCTAAGCGTTCCTTAGCATCGACTCGTAGGAAAGAGTCATCGACGGCAAATCGAACTTCGTTAGCAGAGTTTGTAATATCGTTCATAGATAAACGATCTTCAATAGCTGAGATATAAGGCTGTAGTGAATAAGCCACAAACTCTTTACGGCCATCTAAAATATTTTGATAAGTCATAGAGTTATTCATATCGGCAGAAATGTAATAAGCCGGTACGTTCATTGAGCGCGCAATTTCAGTAGCGAGGTATTGGCTAAAATCTACGTAGCCCATATCTTTAGGACTAAAACCAACATTTTCTACGCTAAGAGTTGAGGTCAAGTACGCCGTACTACGTGAGGCGCGGCTAGCCTTCCAACTTGCTAACAAACCTTGTATCTGTGCCTCAGGTAAATCAGCGCCATTATTTTTTAATACTGTTGTAGCCATTGGAGTAGCTGCGCTTACAGCTGCAGCGCGTTGCACATCGTAAGCAGCTTTAATTGTTGTAGATGCCGTATCTAAAACGCCCGGAATAAGTGATTGAAAAGTTACAAGAGATCCGATACCGCCCATAGGTACTTTCTCACCATCGACAAAATAATCTTCTATCTCTGTGCCGTACTTGTTTGTTGTATAAGTTACGCGGTTATTAGCGACCCACTCAAAACCTGAGGGACGTCCATCATCTGCATACAAACTTGTAACGCGCCAATATGCAACGCCGTAGAAAATTAAACTATCGACTGTTGCAGAAATGGTAACGCTGCGAGGCTGACGTATATCCGGCTGCTCTAACCAAACAGGAGAGCCTAACTTTTCTCCTGTCGATTTTTTATACAGTGCTAAGTCAATAGATGAAATAACGCCGGCAACTAAATTGCGGCAACGTGAAACGCTTGCAACTTGTAAAGCAAAAGTGCGGTCGATACCGTTAGAGTTATATCCGTAAGTAGATCCTGTATTAAATGATCCGTAACCGTATTGCGTAGTCATTACGGCAGGCGCGTATTGGGCCTCGATAGATGGCTTTTCAGCTCTCTTGATACCAAAGGTTTCTAGTAGTCCCATAAGAGGGATTTTCCCAATTAGTCAAGCATTTTGCAGGTTTTCGTGTCCGTGTCTAACTGTAAACTTTAACCTCACCTACGGGCTGATTTAGTATATGAACTACAAAACTTAAACCGATAGCAGCATCTACAGGACCGGCAGACTTACGCCGGATGATGCGCCAGCTAGCATCCGATACCTTAGCCGCACAATTAGCCATACTTTCGACTAACTCATTTTGACCGCTATGGACTAATCGTTTATTTACAAGGGCATCGTATAGATCACCGCAGGCCTGATAGGCAGTCTGCCCGGATATATCCTGCATCGCTACGCCGGACATTTCGAGGCGTTTAGCTATTGAGGCCGTGGTGTACTTGTCGTAACAAACGGTCCGAGGGTAATAAATATTTGTCCAGTGTTTAATGCGCTGAGCTACAAACAGGTCGTCTATAGCTACGTCGTTATGAAATACCTCAAGGACTGCCACGCCTATACGACCGTCCGGCAATACTTGGCCCATTACTAAACTTGCATCGCGGCGGCTCGGGCTTACGTCAAAACCAAAGATAGTAAGAGGGCCCGGGTTGAGTTGTAGCGTTTTATCGCCGGACTCCTCAACGCTCATATATGGCCACGGGCTTGCGAGGCTTGAGATCCACGTGCAAAGGGTCTCGGTGCGCGTGGTCTCGATAGGTGAGGTAGCTATTGACTCCTCGATAGCCTCCTCCGTAATTGTGTAACCCATAGCCGGGTTAGCTTGAGCCCACGCTTTACGATCCGTAATCTTGGCAAACTGTTCAGCTGAGTACTCGTAAAACCCAAATGTCTGCGGTGGAAAACTTAAAGCTCTTTCGCGTAAGTCATTGAGCACAGTACTAAAGGCATCACCGGCATTAGAGGTAAGGAGCGTTTGTGCGTTAGGCCGTGCACGTGTAACCGGCATAGCTGCGCGATAGCCCTCCTCCGAGATTTCACGTACTTCGTCAATATAGAGTAAATCGGCAGTACGTCCACGTGAGCCATCTCGAGTAGCTGCTACAACATCGAGGCGAGCGCCGTTAATAAGCTCTATTGACTCAGTGCCGTTTGCAAACCGTATCTGCTTAGTCTGCTTACTCAACGAGTCCGAGCCCTCAATAGCGTAAGCCACTTGTCTAAAGGTCTCCAGTGCCATAGATCTATTAGAGCTCATAATTACAACATTTTTAGAGCCAAACAGAAATAGGTGCCCCAGCATTAACATACGCGCAAGGTGAGTTTTACCGTTTTGCCGGGCACACAGTACGAGATTAGTTTTGCGGATAAACATATCGGCATCGTCCACGGTACAAATATCGTTAAGTACAAACTCCTGCCACGGCAATAATGGCAGCTCAAGGCTTGTAGCTAAATCTGCTATCTCTTTACCTCGTGTAGGTCCTTTGAGAAATGGCGTATGTAATCGCGGCTCAGTAGCCCCCTGCAGTGGCGTTTTGGTTTTGGTCATATCCCTATTAACTCTGTTTAGTTTGGCCCACACACGGACCGGCAGGGACCGTACTGGACTGTCTCGGGGAGAGAAGGGCAGGAAAGGCAGGGGGGGTAGCCGTCCGTGCTAAAAAAACAGCCTGTGAGCGTGCACCTTTAAGCTGATTACACCGCTTGCAACAAGCTACTAAGTTCTCTAATGAGATTGGGTCTCCACCATCTCGTAAGCTAATTACGTGGTCAGTCTGAGTTGCATCATCACCACAATACACACAAGTATAACCATCTCGAGCTAATACTATTAAGCGTTGTTTTTTATACGCTCGTGATACTCGAGGATCGTGACTACCTTGTACCATTAGTAATGCCCTCTCTTATTATGAGTACGTAGAGCTAAGCACACATCGCCCTTATATCTATGGTCAAGATATTTCACTCCTAATATTATCTGTCTATATGGGTTTGTCTCAGTCATCTTTAACAGTTGAGGTATCCCAAACGCACTACTCTTTTTATTCTTAGCTGTTGGTCTCCAGTTACTCTCTTTAGTCCAGAGCTTATCTAAACATCTCATCTGTTTACTATCGTTAATTATTAAAGCTGCAAACGCTTTATATTCATAGTGTTTTATACTGTCTTTATCTATTGCTAGGGCCGGTGTTATAGCTATTGCAGTAGTAATACATAGAGCGCCCGATAGCACCAAACTCCGCCTGCGAGCTATCCGCCCTAGCGGCTCGCCTGCGAGTGTGGAGCGTACCAGCCTAGTCAAATATCGTTTCATAGGTTGTTCACCGTATAGCCGTACCCATACCCCGAGTGCCCGGGAATATATCTACTAATTCATCCCCTGTTTTGTAATTTAATAGGTCTAGTACCCAATTATTGAAGTAGTCCGGCTTTGAGCCTCGTAGGCCTTGCATCATCGCTCTCGGACCTACCAAGCTATCTTTTACAAAGGGTCTGCGGTTTTTTTCTTTACGACCTCCGTAAAGTAATACGGGTTCCCAACTGTAATTAACCGTAACGTTATTTCGGATATTAAACATTGTTTTGGTCCAAGCACATACACGAGTCTCGGCAGGCATTAAAGGCAAGTAAAAGCTTAACGCCGCTGTATGGCAACTTAAAGCCCAACCATCGCTAAACTCGTCCATTAGTCGATTTACAAGCTGTTTGTGCGTTTCAGGGTCATCCCACAAAACCGCCTCCGGATGCAATTTGCCGTAAAAACTGGCGGCCCAACCGAGATAAGGCGGATCTGCATATGCAAACTTCATAATTTATTCACCGTTTCCTCGTTATCTATGAGCTGTACGCCTAGCACCCCACACCCGAGGCACTCAACTACAAGTACCCCGGGCGGTAGGTTGCCAAACTCGGTTATATTCTTATGATCCTGCAAGGCCTTACATACCCTGCAGTTAAAGCGTAGAGTCGCCATATTCGCTCCTCTTGAGGTATTTCATCTCAAACAGATTAGCCTGAGGTACCCAATAGTTGTTATCCCACGCAGTTAAATACCTCGGCTGCATAGCCATAGTTATAGGCATCCAGCCCACAAGGTAATAAACCGGTGACTTACCTATTACCAGTATGGCTACGTCCTTCATACGCTCCGGTGCTCT